TTATCACAACAGCACGGAAACGTGACACAGGGGAGTGGGACGAAGAACTCGCTCCCTTTTTCATGTCTACTGATGAGAGCCTTGACCTTTACAACCACAAAGTCGTAATTGATTCTTGGAACAACATCGGCAAGTACATTGGCATCAAACGCGCGTTCTTCATATTCGATGAACAGCGTGTTGTGGGCAATGGCTCGTGGGTGAAGGATTTCTTACGCATTACGAGGGAAAACGACTGGATTCTTCTGAGTGCCACGCCTGGCGATTGCTGGACAGATTATATTCCGGTGTTCATTGCAAATGGATTCTACCGGAACCGGACACAGTTCAATAATGAGCACGTGGTCTATAGTCGCTTCTCAAAGTACCCCAAAATTGACAGATATTTGAACACTGGCAGGCTGATACGTCTGCGGGAACGGATTCTGGTTGATATGGACTTTGAGCGGAAGACGATACCGCATCATGAGAACATCTACGTCGAGTTCGACCAACGCAAGTACAAAGATATTTGCATGAGCCGGTGGAATCCATGGGAAGAACGGCCTATCGAAACAGCAAGTGAGTTCTGTTCCAGCCTGCGAAGGGTGGTCAATGCAGATGAATCTCGGCAACAGGAAGTGCTTGATATTTGCATGACACACCCGAGAGTTATCATCTTCTATAACTTCGACTATGAGTTGGATATTCTCCTGCATCTGCCCTATGACAACGGTGTGGAAGTGGCTCAATGGAATGGACACAAGCATCAACCGATACCGGATACGGATAAATGGGTCTATCTTGTACAGTACAACGCTGGAGCAGAAGGTTGGAACTGTATCAAGACAGATACCATTATTTTTTATAGCCAGAACTACTCCTATAAGGTCATGGAGCAGGCATCTGGGCGCATCGATCGGCTGAATACACCTTTTAAGGATCTCTGGTTCTACCACCTGAAGAGCCGTAGCGGTATCGATGTGGCCATTTCCAGAGCATTGATGCAAAAGAAACAGTTCAACGAAAGGAAATTCTATGGAGCATGATATTTATGATTCTTTAAGGCTTACTGCGACGACCTGTGAGAAAATAGCAGATGTCTTAAATGCGATTGCGGAATGCTTCGAGAAAGTAACGGCTTGTCTCATGGACTTGATTGAAGAAATTAAGAGGCAGCCATTAAAGATGATTCTGCAGAAGCTGCGCCCTGACTACAAGGACAAATGCAAAATCCGGTGGCTGGATATTCCCAACAAGGTTATGCAGGGGAGAATCAGGAGGTTCTGCTAATGGGAAATATCTCACGAAAAAGTAAGAAGAAACTTATTCAGAAGATGAAGGCGACGTATCATGAGATTCAGCTTATAAAAATCATGTATACCGAAGAAGCGTTGCCTCACTACAAAGTTCCCACAAAATTGTATTGCCGCAACGATGGACGAGATAATTACCCACATATTGCAATGTTCTTTGGAAAAAAGAACCATCCGCGAGATGTTGTTGAGGTTTACCAGCATCATGTGAATCTCATTAAGTAAGAAAGGATTGATATTTTATGATAAAAGATTCTGGTGACCGCACCGAATTTGAAACTGGTGCCAAGCGTGATATGCATGCAGGGAAGGGGCGGATGGATCTTCTGCCTTGGTACGGCATCATGGAGGTTAGTAAGCACTGCGAGGAAGGTGCGCTGAAATACGGCGAGCACAATGTGGACAAAGGCATCCCGTTGCATTCGCTGCTGGACAGTGCTTCTCGACATCTGGCAAAGTACATGGTCGGTATGGATGATGAGGATCACCTTCGCGCTGCCTGCTGGAACCTGCTCTGGGCATTGAACCAGCGTGAGACGCACCCGGAGCTGGATGATAGGTTTCGTGTAAAAAAGCAGGAAAAGCCAGAATGGGTGAGTCACCCTTGGAAGTGCAAATACTGCAATCACACATTTGCAGAAGTGACAGGACACTGGACGGGTGAAAACGAAGTGTCCTTTACCTGTCCTCATTGTGGCGGCATAAAGCGGTGGACTCCTCCTGTAAGTCCAAATGCCGAAGAAGGGCAGAAAAAAGAAGATGAAAATGTGCACTGCTATTGCGGAAAAACACTGGCTAAGGAGACTTCTCGTGGGTTGAAGCTTTGCTACCCTGAAAAGGTAAGATTCGATGCCATTGGCGCAGCATTTTTAAGATGCCCCGATTGTGACCAGGAAATTATGGTTTTGCATCCTGTCTGGGATGAAATGGGAGGAATTATTGTATGAATGACTGGATGCGCGAAGTAGACTATGCGACCTACTGCCCGAAGTGCAAGAACTTCAAGGTGCTGGAGACGGATGAGCCCTGCAACGAGTGCCTGACGGAGTGTGCGCGGGAGGGAACTGTGAAGCCTGTGAACTTCAAAGAGAAGACGCGAAAATAACGACCTCTATTATGGAGGTGATTGACATGGATGAAAGAAAAGAATTCCATCCCGTTAAACTTGAACTTGATGAAAGCGCGAAAAGGATGATATTTGCAGCTAAAATAGTGAGAATTATTACAACGCCAGTTGCATTTCCGATTGCGTGTATTATCGGGGTTTACAAGTGGACATGGAAAACTATCGGTTCAATCTGGTGAAATCATTAAGGCGAGAGCCGTGGAGAAATCTGCGGCTCTTACTTTTTACATTTGAAGGGAGATATTTGCATGCAGCACATGAGCATCAAATGTTGCCATTGTGGGGACTATACCCCATTTATCACAGAGGAGAACATTGAAGTTATTCCTCAAGTTAATCTCACAAGAGCCGATATGGGATATTTAGGCGATATCGCTGAGGCGTTGGTGGAATGCGGTTGCTTAAGTTCGTGCGATTTCTTACGCCGGGTTCAAACTGAAGTGACCAAAATCGTAGAGTATCAGGAGGAACGGTGAACGCTAAATGATATTTGCTGAAGAGGATTTGAACTCTTTGAATGCTATTGCTGGACTATTGGCTTCATTCGGGTGTGATAGTCAGGCTGGCTGTGTGCTTTATATTCAGCATAAAATTGCAAAGACCATGGAGGCTGACGAAAGGAAATGCAGAAATGAGAAACATGTCTAAGAAAACCTGGAAACTCCGGGTTTGGAATCACATGACCGAGATGCAGAAGCTTGATATTCTGCTGAAGCACGCTAAGGTTCCGCATACTTATGGACGCCGTTGGCCAGAGATGGACAGACCGGACAATCAGGAGTTTCTTCCTGGCGGACGGCATGATGGTGGTGAGCAAATTATTGCATATGATGCTGCTGGAAATCGTATCTGGGATGGCATTTGGGGTTGGGGTTCCTATGGCTTTGAGCAGGGGCTTATCGAGGTGATGGGTGTGCAATTGCTTGGCCATGATGATGTTGAGGGCTGGTTCACAGCTCGTCAGGTCACGAAGATGTGGAGGTGTAGAAATGCTGCGCAAAATCGCTGAGTTTATCAAGATATTCTGGACGGAATCAATCAAATGGCTTCTCGGAATTAAATCTCCAACAGAAGAATGGGCTCGTTGGTTGGGAATTCCAGAATGTGAAGCTCGAATTGGCGCAATCCATAAATATTGTAACCCTCTACAAGAATTGGAAATTGCTAGGAACCACTTTGAGAACTGTGATCCGGAGTTTATCACGGCTGCTATTTTTGAGTTGAACGCTGCGGAGTGCCGGGTGGACGCTGCGAGGAGGTGTGTGGGGTGACAACATTCTATTTTTCAGCTTACAAATGTAGCTTATGCGAACAGAAATTTAATGATGGCCTCTGCTATGTGGGGCTGGCTGATGCTCTAAATCATGTAACCGAATTGAAAAAATATGAACCGGTTCATCACTGCGAGCATGGAAATATTGGTTTCGGAAAGTTCGCAGGGTTTGAAAGGGTTGATAAGGATGAATGATGTTTGGGATAAGATTGGCACATTCTTTGGACATGTGCTGGCTTTGACCATGGTTATCTGCGCGTGGCTGATTATCATTACAGTTACGCTGAAGGTGATCTGGTTTACGCTGTTTCGGATTTTACTGTGAGGTGAGAAGCATTGGAGGAATACTTATATAATCAAGCATTTCAAAGCATTCGCTACGGCGGCATGAGCGCAAATGAGATGCGAGAATACATGGCCTTGATTGACAAATGCACAGAAGTGGAAATATTGTATGCAAATAATGCGCCGATAGAGTACGTCGTTAAAAGCCCGAGCGTAGATATTTGGAGGCATGAAGCGCCTGTAATAACCCCAAAACGACAGAATCTCGTGAAAGATATTTTGTTTAAAATCGTCGGTGCTTTGAACAGCATTATCGACTTTATCGCTATGGTATTGGTGGACTAGGGAGAGTGATTTATGAACGAAGACTTTGGAGCAATCACCATTCTTGCTCCAAAATGCCAGAAGTGTCCCAAAGTGAAATCCTGTGACCATAAACAAATGGCTCATCTCGGATACATAGTTCCACAAAGGGGCAATGGAAAGAGCCTCAGTCAGCTCGAAATAGTGGATTCACTGATGAAAAGGAGATTTAATTATGAAATTCGTTAAACCTGAGAGCAGCATCAAGAATCCGCACGCATATGCGGCGAGAAGTATTAGAGTTGGACGAAAGTTCCCTCAGAGCAAGAAGACACTCAACGCTTATATCAATGACGCGATTGATTTTCACATGATTCCTGAGGTAGGGCTTTATTATTCTGAGAACTGCTACTGCATAGCCGACGCAATTGACTTCACAAACAATTTTCTGCGCATTCATGCTTTAAGAGCCAAGCATGAACCGGCAGATATGAAGCAACTTCTCATTTATGATGCACTTTTCTGTTTGAAACATGATATCAAGCCGTGTGATATTCAAATCGAAAACCGCATCTACCAGAACGATGATGTTTTGATCGCCAATCCTACTTTTGAGGACATCGATTCGATTATCGAAAAGATCAAAGAGTTTGATCGGATAGTCCGTGAAGTTAAGTTAGGGGAGACGGCCTGAATTTGATTCATGCTTGATATTTGAACGATGCAAACAATATTATGGAGGTAAACAATTTATGAAAATCGTTGAACCTAAGTACGAAATCCTCACTGATATTTCTGAGGGCGGCATCAAGGAGTTGCAGCAGATTGAGCGGGTGGCCCGGGTCTGCTACAAGAGCGAGGATAAGATCACGCCGGACGGTGAGTCAGCAAAGAAGCTGGTGCGCTTTCTGGTGAAGCAGGGGCATGAGGCTATGCTGGAGCATTCTCAATTGAGTGTGCTGTTTACGTGCGACCGGGCCATTGCCAATGAGCTGGTGCGGCACCGCATTGCGAGCTTTGCGCAGGAGAGCACGCGGTACTGCAACTACTCGAAGGAGAAGTTTGGCGGAGAGCTGAGCTTTATCCGGCCGTTTTATATTCCTGACGTGACTCCCAGCTCTGACCTTGACGAACTTGACCGGTGGAGTGAATGGTATTCGGCGTGCATTAAGGCAGAAGAGCAGTATATGGCCATGCTGAAGGAAGGTCTTCGTCCCGAACAGGCCCGTTGTGTGCTGCCGCTGTGCTTAAAGACCGAGATCGTGGTGACGGCCAACTACCGTGAGTGGCGCAACATCTTCAAGCTGCGTACTCCTGTGGCGGCCCATCCTCAGATGAGAGAACTGATGTGTCCGCTGCTGAAGGAACTGCAGAGCAAGATCCCGGTGGTGTTCGATGATATTTACACGTACTGGCCGAAGGATGACCAGACGCGGAAAGGGAGCATGGTGAAGTAACTATGAAAGGAATTGATAAGAAATATATTGACGTGCTACAACAGTTTGGCTTTCATTTATACACGACCGAAGCCGGATATAAACTGTGTTATAACCCGATAGGTGGAACATTCTCTGCAAATTTTAATGACGAGAATTTCGTAGAGAACCTAATCAACTTTGCAGAGACATTTGATCCGAGTACCTATGCCTCGGTTGAAATCGAGGGTCCCTGCTCAATCAAAGAGCTTGCCGAGACAGTTAAAAGTCTGGAAAAAATTCAGCTTCTCCTCCTGAAAGTAGCTCTTGCATTTGTAAAGATCGACAAAGAAAGCATGGTGAAGTAACTATGAAAAATCGTATTATTTATTTTGCTGTATCTCTGATGATGCTTGTTGGCTGTGTGGTTCTGTGCAGCTGCTCCGAAGCGGATAAGGTGAATCGGAACATTTCCAAGCAGGCCAACTATTTTGAAGCTGAGCGCCGGATCACGGTCTATAACGCACGTACGGACAACGTCATCCTTGAAATGGAAGGTGCTATGTCCATCTCGAACAATGAAAACAACGAACTTGTGTGTACGGTGAAGACCGGCCCAAACGAGTATAAGAAAAACTACATTTATCTGAACGAGTACACCATGTATGTTGTTGAGGATATTACTGGCACTCATACCGATCCATACCATTATAAGCTCTATTTCCACACGGATATTCTGCCGGACGTGGAGGTACGGTCGTGATGAGTGTAGCAGAAATCTATGCCGGGCGCTATGTTGACGGAACCTGGTCGTATACACAGGCGCTGCGTGAGGCCGAAAAGCAAGGTTTTTCAAAAGAAACATTTGATGATAAGGTCTTTGCATGGCGGATAGCACTCGGCGAGGTTAAGAGAATTTCGGAACAGAGGTGGTAGGATGACTACATATGAATTTGTAGATAGCATGGGTGTACCTGTTTGGATGAGCGGCTTCGATGCTCTCATTGACGCTATTGATATTCTCAAAAGCGCTCTGCAGAACAACGAATCGCCAACCATTGTGGACATTAACCGAAAGCTGTGTGTGAAGTACCACACGAGTACCATTGCAATGGACAGGCTCCTTCGTCGGGCTGTAGACTATGCGGTGGTTCGGAAGCAGACGCATGGGCCGCTTTATTATGAGGTGCTGGGCGATACTCCTCGGCAGGCGATGCCGTTGAAACAGTTTTTGTATATCTCTGCGCGATATTTGATGCGGGAGGAGGCGCAATAAGTGATGCGTGATATTTGTGGCATTGACCAAAAGAGTATCGACGATGGTAAGGTTTGGGTGCGCATTCGTGGTACCAATCCGACTGTTCAAAAACCCGTGAGCGAAATCCAGTACGACACGATGATTCCTGCTGTAATCTTCCGGTACAAAGGAGAACGTTGCAGACGGATAGTGGCCATTATCAACCTTGACATCATAGTCAAAGACTGATATTCTTGGAACAGAAAGGGTGTGCTCTGGATGGGATTTTCTAAGGATTTGAAGGAAATTATCATGATGCGCATGGCACTGAAAGAGAAGAAACGGCAGGAAGAGGAAGCTGAGAGAAGGCGCTACATGTTCATTATGTTGCTCATCTTTGCAGCACTCATGACATACGTTTCTGTCATGGCAATGTTTGAAAATTTAGGCATCATCCACTGAAAAAGGGAGGCTCTGGAGCAATTTCAGGGCCTTTTCTTTTTGATGTCAATATTTGTCAAAGATTGTCACGGTGTGAATTTTTGGCCATTTTTTCTCGTGAAATTTATGTCAATAGTTGTCAATGCATGAAAAAATGGCGATTTTTTGGCCAAAAACCCACTTTGTGGCCAAAAATTTTTGCAAAAATGGCCACAACTTTTGACGTAGATACGTTGAAAAAGTGCCGTTTGGCC